GGGGGCTGGGAAACCAGCCCCCCTCCCCTTAAAGGATTTTGCAGATTTTTTTTTGCGTTTTGCCTGCAGCGCCGCCCTGCTTTTGTTTCTTATATGACTCATGAGGCTGAGACCAGAGAAGGTGGGGTCTATAATATGGCTCATGAGGCTGTGGGGGACACCAATAAAAAACAGATATATCTGCGCCCCCCGTGTAGGGGGGGCAGGAAAACCTACCCCCCCATCAGCGTATTCAGAAATTGCGGATTATTCAGGCTTATTCAAAGGCCATATCCACAATGTTCTGATATTCAGTTTCGTCAGCCACTTCCAACAGATATTGTGCATATCTTCGCAGAAATGATACCCTTTCTTCAGGTTTTTTCCACATTATGCAGATGGTGTTCCAGGCCGACCTTCCGGCTTCGTTCAGCAATTCTGCTTCAACCGTAGTGCAGCTAAATCTGGGCATAACAGATTTAAGCAGCATCAACGGGTGGCCGCAGAATGCCTGTTCTTCGTTCTTACTTCCAGCTTTTTGGGTCATATTTCTTCCCCAATCTTCCTACCACCTACACCTATATAAAGACTTGTGTTCCAGATGAGGCTCACAGATTTTTGCCAGCTTTTTGTTCTCATTCAGCAGCAGCAAGCTGCAGGTTTTTTCTCTTTGACCGACAGCACGAGGCTGCAGCAATTTTTTGTTTTTCTGCTTGCGAGCAGCAGCCAGTATTTTTTTTGTTTTGTGGCCTCATGAGGCTGAGGTTGCTGGTTCATAATATTAAAAATAAAAAAAAGGGATGGGGGGTGGCCGAAGCCATCCCCCCATCCGGTGTTCACCTATCCGGTGGTGTTGTGTTGCCTAATTATTCACAAACGCCCGTTAGCGTGCCAACGAATCAATTCATCGTGGTTGATGGGTTTGTTGTTGTAGTTAATGTCATCAAAGGCTTTCTTGTCGCCACGCTTCCACGCATCAACCCGATGATGATAGGTGCGCATGTAATCATTCCATGACCACATGAAATTCACACATTCACCATGCCAACATTGACCGCCCGTTAATTGATAGATGTGTAGGGGGGTGTATTTCCCACACCCTTCACACCCTATCATCAATGGGTCATCATCAAGGTCGGATAAACGGCTTTCTTCCGTTATCCACCATTCCGGCATTCGTTCATTCTTAGGCTTCATCTTGGTTATCATCCGAAGACCGTGTTGTAGTGTGCTATTATGTAGGCGTTCAACGCCCCACATGATTAGCAAAACCATAATCACGATGTGTTCAAACGATAGGCTTCCATATCCGTTCATATTCTTCACTTCCCCCATTCCACCCCCAAAGGTGGTTTATGGGTGTGAAAGTGGAAAGCCCCCCCTAATCATCCATTGTTATCATACGGTGGTGTATTGATGGGTCTAACCCATTCACACGCTTTGTATGTCATGAATGACTAAGGGGGGCTTATGTTGTAATTAGTATTGGGCTTGATGGGGGGGCGAACCCCCCCACCAAGCGGTATTACCATCTTTCCGATGTTCCGGTGGCGATGACCCTAAAGGCCATCATTCCTTCTTAGGTTGGTCTTGAATCAATGACTTCAACGCTTCGGATTCACCAAGCAATCGGCCGACAATCTTCGTGCCGCCGGCCGTCATGTGTGACATACCGTTCTTTGAAGCGTATTCGGAATACGCCTTAGCCACTTCCACGCCGGTTAGCATGTGGGCTTGAACGGCTTTGACAAGGGCTTGACCTTCATTACATTGGTAATGATGACCCTTAGCCTTTGCTAATCGCACATCTTCGCTTAGTCGCCCCGTTTTGTTCAAGTTATTGTTCATACCTTCACCACAAAGTCCACGCTTGCCGTTTCCGGCGTCGCCTATATGTTTTGTAGCCATGTATCATTCCCCCTTTACAATTTGGTTTGATTTGTCGTTATCCGCACTTTTTTCAATGTTTGGATGCAACATCTATCCGTTTGACCCGCCGGCCTACCATTTCACGCCCTAAGCATACGCTATTCAATGGGTCGCAACCCATTTAGGACACCCTAACGGATTAGGGCTTTCACCAACCGATGCCCGACGCCTTCGCATACGCACCGGCGCTTTCGGCGTAGCCCATGCGTTTCATACGCTTCGCATCTTCAATGCGTTTAGGCCACTAAGCACCGATACTACGGACACCCGTTCCCCGCTTCGGGGACAAATTAACCTACCCTAACATACTACTTAAGTGTTCCGCACCCCAAAAAGTGCGATTTTAGCCCAGATTCGCACTTTTTAGCCAAAAATAGGGTCAAAGGCCACTTCAAGCACGCCAACCTCCGCTCAAAATTCTCGGAGAAAATTTTCTCAAAAAAATTAATATAAAGTGGGATATTTACTATGCCGATTAACTTTTTTGTTTGGTTGGCTACTTTGCCAATTCTTCATTGTTGTTTGTCCTACTGCAAAACTCGCAGGCAACGCTGGTTTCACGAATTGGTCTATGGCGTGTGCAAAGGCCATTACAATATCGTTATGTTTTCCTAAGTCCACTATATCACCATCTTTCCAGGCATGACTTTCTAATTCTTCCAAAAAGATATTAACAACCCGTCTTGTAGCGTCATCACCATACGGCAACACAATTCTGCCTTGTTCAAACCATGCTCGTAGCCGATTCATCAATCCTTGTTTAAGGGATTTGTTGCTTGCTTTACTTGGTTTGTAGTCAATCGTTATGCCCTTTTGCATAAGGATAGCATTATACAGCCGCTGAAAACCAACATCTTCAATAGCAAATGGAGGCATTTTGAAGTTATTACTATATTGACCCATAACATCTGCCTGTTTTTCAGGTGGGAAATCATTACGCCTCCAAATATCAACCAAATATACATTACCTTGTTCATCTTGCCTTAGAACAACGATGACTGAATAGTCTTTTCCTAATCCATGCGAAGGGTCAAAACCAATGGCATATTTAGAATTGTGATACTTTTCCTTTTCAAATAGCAACCCCATATCCATATTCTTTCGTGTAATGTTTCTGGGGAATACTTGTGATTCTTCATCAATAACCCTACACAAATATTCTTGTGAAAACTCTAATTCCTGCATAGCCTCTTTTTGTTCTAATATAAAATCAATTGGTCTATGTTCAGGCCAAAGACATTCAGGCACTATATTCTCTGGGTCGGCTTTGTATTCATCCCAATTGTTTATAGCAGACCAGACTCCCGACTTCCATACTGCGTTATTTAACATTTCAGTATGGTAAATATCTGTCATCGCCATTGGCGTTCCAACACAATAAAGGCTTGTTCCAGGTGACAACATAGGAGTCACAACCTTCCTTAACCACCCACGAACCGAATCCATTGACATATCGCCCATATCCATTAGAACATCGTCAAGAGCAATAGCAGCAGGATGCTCACCACGAATAGCAGAACCAACAGATGTCGCCCGAATCCAAGCCCCATTAGTAAAAAACAATTCGTATTTGCCACCACGCTTTTCATCAAGATACTTTCTTAATTCTTTATGCTTCTTAATGTCATCCCTTATTTCTTGAAGCCTTCGGGATGCTGTGTCTCGGCTGGCAGAAAATAACCAGCAGGTAAAAGGCTTTTGTCTCCACTTTAGAAAAAGTGCGTGATGAAGAAGCACAATACGGAGGGTTGTTGATTTAGAGTGGTCACGAGGTGCAATAATACAAGTTCTGTGAACCTGTGCATCTTTTCTATCAGTGTATAGGTCAATCCATTCTCCGATGTGATTACCCCATGTATAACCCAACCATTCGTAAAAGTATCTAATGTCATTCTTAGACCTCAAGAAACTTAAATTACTTGTATTAATATTCAAGAACCCTCAACCCCTTCTTTTTACAATGGGGACAAATCCCCTTCATAGCATTTTCAGCCGTCATAATCTTAGTGGCGAAACCACACTTTTCACAATATACGGATTCTGCAAACCTCATTCTCTCACAACCCTGTAATAACCACAATATACTACTTCACCATCAATTCTAATTCTATGTGCAGTTGTAGCATAGTGGCCTTCCTTTCCACAATTTACGCATCTTCTTAAACATAACCTATTAGCCATCAATGACCCTCCACAGGAGCAAACAAAGAACAAATAAGTCCTTTTTGTTTGTCAATCATATAAGCAGCCAATCCTGCTTTTGACATGGTATAGCCTTGTCGTGCATGGTATCGGTCATGTCCAGCCAAAGAAGGCATTTGAATAATCAATGTGCCTGCATTTTCTTTAACGGTTTGATGATGTAAATGTCCGTGAAACCATAAATGATAATCAGTCATTCCCCATTCCCGTTTTGCTTCATTAGCCATAAGCGCAGGTAATTTTTGCATTCCACCATCACCATGAGTCAATCCAATAAGCGTTGTTCCGTATGTCATGTATTGTCGTGCGTGTGGGGATATAGTAATAGAAACATCAGGCGTATTCCTATAATATGCACTTAGATACATAATTAAGGCCAAAGCAGACATACGGTCATGGTTGCCAGCCATATTATACACTTCAACAGGAGCAATTTGTCTAAGGAGTTCAATATGTTCAACAGCCAATTCGCATCCAGTCTTAAGGATTTCAGCAGGAGTTCCACACATATCTTGAGGAGTTCCCTTTGTCGTAGTGCCTAAATCATTATCAACATGAAACCAATCGCTTCCTGTTCCCAAAATAATCTTTTCAGGATTATAGGGAAGGCGTGTAATTAATTCTTGTGTGCGTTCCATCAAGCGAGAACGGGCAGTATCAAAGTCATACCGTTCTCCTACTTCATCAACCCAGCCATATTTACCCCAATGAAAATCAGTTGCAGAAATTACTAAAGCATACGGGTCTTTTTGAGGCGCAATTTTTAATGAGTTGGCTTTCTGAGGTGCTTCTGGAATCATTTCATAGAAATCTTTAAGTAAAGTTTCCTCCACCATGCGCCACTTCAAAGCGTCTTTTTCAATTGCATTCCATCGCTTCTTTTCAAATGTTTCATAGACTTGTTGGCTTTTCTTTGCGACCAACATATCTGCTAATACATCAACATCTGATTCTTCAATTTCTTCATCGGTAAATGGAAGCATGTCATGAGTCCAACCATGCTTTTTACGGTATTCTTCCAACCATGTGCGAGGCATAGAATACTTTCTTGACATTTCATTAATTGTCAAAGCATTAGTAGCGACAGCCGAATAATCTTCTTTCATATTCCTATGTGTGTCACCAGATACTTTCAACATCTGGTCGGCTGAACGAAGGAATGTAAAGTATGTATCGGTATCTTTGTCATAATACAAATTGTCAGTTGAATATGTTCGTTCTTTTACTCTTTCACCAACAAAGCCATTTTTTTGTGCTACACCTTTTTGAAAGCGATAAATTTTCATTTCCCATGATTTAACACTTCGTTCAGGGTGGGCTTGGTTGATAATCCGAGCCACTTCTAATTTTGAATGATTTTCTAAAAGATGAATATGTTGTTCAATAATGTCATATCCGTCACCAGGTGATGCACGCTTGGTTCTTTCGTTCATTACTCTATCCAAACAGTGATTTACCTATAAATGCACCGTTTTTTATTTTATTTTTTTCCTAATCAACAAAAATAAATAAACGCCTCACAGCTCAACAAAACGCTAATTCTTTCAAAATTTCGGGGTAGCCCACAAAGCATTTAATAATGCCTGTTCCGTTAGATTATTTATGGATGAAGCCATTGTCGGAGTAGTGTTGGTTTGTATTTTGATATTGTCTGAAATTTCCTTTTGGGTATTTACAGCATTAATCTTGAAACACCTTATAGGAAAAAAGAAAGAATAACGCATTTAGGCTTGCTGCTCTGCGATTAATTCTTTTTGTAATGGCACTAAAAGAATAAAAAGAATTCAAAGTGCAGCACACAACATTTAAAGGTATTGTGAGTTTCAACAAAAATCATGGGATTGTTTTCAAGAGATAAATCCAAAAAACCCCTTGAAGCAAGGGAAATTTCCTTGAAACCCCCAGCACCTTCCCCATTTTCTGCTTCAATTAGTGATATTCTTAAAGAAACCGAATCTCTTCAAACTCAAGGATATACTCAATTCAAAAGTGTGTATAATACTGAATTTGACCTCTTTGATGATATGGTTAAATTAGACCCTGAACTCAATGGTGCTGTTCGTGCTGTTTCTTTGACGGGGAATAAGTATAGTATTGATTATTCCACTGCTAAGAATCAACGCATTCGTGACTCAGTTGAAGATTTCATTGAATCCATTGACTTTGATGACCTTATTATCAATTCAATGAGAAACCTATTAGTCTATGGTAATTCCATTGATAAGATTGTAGGAAAGGCAGGCGTAGGCATTACTGGCCTTCAAAGCATCCCAATTACACAAATCACTATTGTTGATGAACCACTAAATTCACCTCGTTCACCTCGTGCTTATGGTAAAGATGACCCAATTATGTCTGCGGTCACATACCGATTCCGTGAACAAGACAGAGACCAAAAGGAATATCCAGCCGATGAAATTTTCCACTTAAAGATTGATTATCGCTCAAATTGGTTTAGGGATAGATTAAACAGGTGGACTTATGGTATATGGGGCGCATCAAGATTTAGTGCGCTTAAACAGGCTATTCGTGCTAAATACAATACAATGAACAACCGTATCGCTATTGAAGATAGTATGACAAAGCAATACATTACTATTGATATGAAAGCGGTTGAACACATCACCGACCCCAATGAACAACGGGAACGCCTATCACACATTATGAATGAAGTGGCTG